ATATAATGATAAAGTCTGACAACCTTGAACTAAATTAAAATTAGTATCACCAGTGGTTACACCACTACTACTCAATGTCTGACCTGTTGTATTTTTATATAAAATACTATTAGTATCCATCGTTGCTGTATTGCCACTAGGCGATAATGTAAACAAATTATTATGAAATAAATCAAAAGTTAAACTAACTCCGTCCGGTAATGTTGGTGTTGTTCTAACTAATGTTGAATATTGTCTGGTTGATATCGTTGGTGTATTTACAATTTCATTAACTGTTGTTGTTAATTTTATGTTATATGTTGTTGGGGATGTTGGTTCGTTTAACTTAACACCATTGGTTAATGTATTACCTGAAATATCTGTTACAACAACCGAATATAACCCACTACATAAATTAGTGAAGAATGGTGAATTTCTGAACGTAACCCCATTATCAATAGAATATTGATATGGTGGATAGCCTCCACTCATATTAACCATTATAACCCCATCACAAGAACAAAGTGGTTGGTTAAGAGTAACTGATACCGTATTGGTATTTAATGTTGAGCAAGACCCCTCATTTGAGGTTACAGAACCATTCGCGCCTAATATATACCAACCCGTAAGTGGGGGATATGAAGAATTAGAAACCATGTAGTAACCCAAAGTTCCACCTGTAACTTGCCAAAGATTAAGATTTGAATCCCAAATAACAGAATATGTTAAATCATCTGATATCCATTTATTGAAATCATTATCGTCAGCACCATTTGGGTTGAAGTGGATTTGAGTATTGTCAACACTTGATGTTAAACAAAAATTATATAGAGTTTCGTAATACATTATTTTTTATTTTTTTAACTTCTATTATAGAAATAATCTCAAGGGCAACCACTATAGATTATACCCGGTGTCCAAGTCACTGTTGGCGGTAAATTAGCTAACGATGAAACAGTATATGATATAGGATTTGGTGTTTTAACAATACTAATTACTTTACCTAAAACATTATAATCAGATGATATTGTAACAATTTCTTGGTTACTACCGCCACTAACCATACATTTAGTCGTCCCACTATTATAATAAGGGTAAAATAAGTAATTCTCAGTTACACCAGTCGCTAAAATAGTTCTATTATACCAATCAAATAACCCAGTACCCGTGAATGAACCACAACTTCCACTATAAACATTATTATTAGTAAATCCTGTCATATATGATTGAGAACAACAACCACTATAATTATATATGTTATAACTACCTGAAGTTACACTTGGTTCTATCTTATAAACAGAAAAGTTATAATCCAAGTTTTGTACAAACCAATAATAAACCCCACTACCAGCATTATATTTAATAGTTTTTCTACCACAAGATTGTATTTCACGAGTATATTTATTTGTAATGCAAGTACCGCTTAAAGTATCACAATAACAATTTTTCAAATCATTAGTAATTCCCGATATAATAACATTAAGACCCGCACAATCACCTGTCACTGTAGCCCCACTTAAATTAGTAGGTGTATTATTAGGTAGTCGCCAATATAAAGTTGGTGAACAACATTGGTCTAATAAATAATTATAAGAATCAGCACTCAACACACATGTCGTATCAATAACATAATCTTTCCAATAGTCACTTACCACAGCAGGATAACTACCTGGGTTAAGATTCGTAATAGCAGAAGATATATTACCATTACCCCAAGTTACAGTATAAGGTGGAGTTCCCCCAGTTATTGAAATTGACGCAACACCATCATTTGATATTGGTGTTGTTGGATTTACAATAACACATTCAACTTCCATAGGGAATATTGTTGTTACACCACATTCATTAACATTTATATAAGTAACGGTAGGTTCTGGTGGTGTACGATAACAATCATAAACAACTAAACAACTTTCACAATCAGCATATGAGGTTACTGACGCGTTTTCACCAGCATAAATACTACTACCTATAGGTATAGAAGTAACAATAGATGAACAACCTGTAAATGAAGGTAACTCAACTAAATAAACATCACCAATAGAGGGAACTGGGTCTATAGTTATATCACTAATAGCAAAATAGTTATCAGTCTCTACTGTCTTTGTACAACAAGTTCTAAAGTAATAAGTTGGTTGATATGTTTCAGGCATAACTTTTATTTATCAATAATTATAATGGAATTATTTACTAATTAAATAATTCCATATTGATAAATACTCTAATTATTGAAAATCATACTGAATACCATCCATAAAGTCAAATAATTCTAAGTCTTGGAATTGTTTATAAACATTAACACAATCAAATATCTTAAATCTCTCACAGCCATCACTTGTTATGACCTTAATCCCCACCGCTGGCGCGTTGTTGAATAATGGGGGTAGTAATATTGTATTAACGGGTGGAACATTTGACGATATAACAGAAACCAAAATACATTGATTCCCATATACATCACAAACATAAACTGTATAAGGATAGTTTAACCCACTAATAGAATATAAATCAATTGATGTCATAATGTTTTATTTTTTAACAACTCTCACACGAAATATCAAATGTGATAAGAATACCCGCATTTACATCCATACTCGTTAAATATTGAGTCTCACAACTTGATATTATTTGAATACTATTAGTTAATGGGTCAATAATAACTTGACCAATTTGAGGATAACTCTCAATTAATGTTACTAACGCGTCGTAATATTGGTTGTCAGTTGGATAATCGTTTAAAGTATAACCAGTGTAAAATGTTGCACCTGAAGATACACCACTAATCTCAACATTAATATTAAAAATAGCACTATTCAAAATACAATTTGTACACCCGGTAGTTAAATCATGGTAACCCTCGTTTAACATCTCTTTCATACCTTTTTTACCTAATTCAGGTATTGTAGTAAAGTCACCCTCACAATAATTATAAACTGAATAAGTCGCTAATTTATTGTAACCATTAATTGTAATAGATTTTGTTTTAACACAACCATTATTATCAGTTATTTTTACTGAATATGTTCCCCCAGTTAAATTAGTTAAAGTCGTTCCAGTTTGTCCACTAACATTATTACTCCACTCTAAAGTAAATGGTGGTTCACCACTTGTAATAAATACAGATACTGTACCGTCATTTCCGTTATTTGAATCTGTTCCCGAAATTATAAAATCAGTTTCCATTGAACTATCAATAACAAACCCCAACATTTGTTTACAAATAAGTGTTGATGAATCAGTAACAGAAGCCATATATATACCTGAACTTAAATCGGTAAATGTATAAGCTGTTAATGATGTGTTAATTGATTGACCATCTATTTCAAATAGATATGGGGCAGTCCCTCCAGACCCAACAGTTAAAGTTACAGAACCATTATCTAAACCACAAGTTGTTCCTGTTGTTGACGTACTTAAAGTATACTTAACTTGATTATCAATAGTATATGCACTTGTGAATGAACAAACACCATCATTAATGTTTAAGGTGTAAGTACCACCTGATAATCCGTTAAACGACCAAGAACTACTTGTTGTTGATTGGGATATTGTATGTCCATCAGGATATGTTAAACTATAAACATAATTACCACTACCACCGAAGAGTTGAATCGGGTTTATTGCACCATCATAGTTATTACAAGTAGAATTAACAAGACCTATATTCGCAATTGAAAATCCATTAGGTGTTAGAACATTAACCGAACTCGTAAAATTACATAATCCAGCGTCAGTTACTGTAACACTAAATAACCCACCACCCAAACCTGTAAAAAGTTGTGAAGTACTAAAAGAAATATATGATTGACCATTAGAGGCCAAATAATAATATGGGGCAGTTCCTCCTGTTATTACAACCTCAACCGCACCATCACTAGTGAAACATGAAGGACTTGTAACAAAGAAAGCACCTAACCCAACCGGTAATACCTCACCAACAAAAGCACTTTTGGTCACAGAACAATAAGTATTATCAGTAACAGTTACACTATAATTACCAGCAGTTAATCCTGTAATTGTATCTGTTACCGCGCCATTTGTCCATAAATAAGTATATGGGGGATTACCCGTTAATCCTGTTACGAATATCTTACCCGAATTAACCGCACAACCAGCATCATTAACAACATAAAATCCATAGTCAACTGTTGTTGAACTTTTAATGATACATGATTCTGATTTACCCGTACAACCTCCACCATCATTACCAACAACATAATAAACACCCGGAGCTAAATCATTAAAAACAAATGAATTATCAAAAGATGAACCTGAAGTTAAATAACCACTATCTTTTTCGTATAATAAAAATTCTGAAGTATCGTAAAAATTACTATTTTGAGCAGTTAAACTACCATTATTATTACCACAAAGAGTATTAACTTCATTAGTTAATGATACACAAGTTCCTGTTGAAATATAAATATTAACAGGTAAAACCGTATTAGTTGGTGAACAAGAATCAATAATATTAAAACTATACGTTCCCCCAGATAAGTTAGTCTGTGTGTACGCAGTAACTCCAGCTCCTAAAGCTGTTGTTCCTGAAGCGGGGGATAACCATTGTATAGTATAGTCAGGTGCTTCACCATTAATATTAATAGTAAAAGCTCCAACACTTATATTAGAACAATCCCCGGTTACACTTTGTGTATATGATAAGAAACAACTCATTTATATTATTTTTTTTTATTCGTAAAGAGATTTAGTATATGTTGGGCATAATATGTTAAAATCAATACCTACGTTTAACTTAAAGTTAATACCTGTTTGATTTTCTGAACATATTGAATTATAAACAACTACTGTGTTATTGGTTGTTAAATAATAATCATAACCATACGTTTCTAAAGTGTCTAAAGCTGTTGATAACGCATCATCCCATTGTGATGATGTTGGTGTCGCCAAACCTGTATTAGAATATCCAACACCATTAAAGAATGGTAACTGAACAACACTCGTATCATCTAATCTAATATCAACATACCATGTTGTAAGTAAAGTATTTAACTGACAATCGTTCAAATCATATCCTAAACTATTAGCGTAATTAGTTAATAATTGACCCAATACGCCACCAAATGATTGTACGGTTGAACTTGTCGTCCACGGATATTTAGAACACTCAACAGTTTGTATAGGACAATCGTAGGTATAAATATTCGTAGTTAATTTACAAGGACTACATGGTACAGCAACCATTTGACATCCAGCTTGTCTTCTCCAAGCATATTTTTGTCTATGAAATATAGAATTCTCTAATTTTACACCAGTATTCCAAATAGTACTTGCAGGTATCATTTGTTCAACTAACCTAACCCAATAATCCCCAAGACCCTCAACATATTGGGTCATAGTTTCATAACTAAAATTATCGTTAGCTACCCCAATGTTTTCTTCAGACTCTAAATACTTCCAATATATAGATTGTAAAGTAGGATACCCCATTGTTCCCCCATCTGAAGCGAATTGTCTATTTCTTACATTAATCGTATTTTTCCAAAATGTTTGAGCGAACTCAAAAAATGTTTTTCTTTTCGGTTGTGGATTAATTTCAGTCCAATCCACACCACCTCTTTCAGGGTAAGCTGGAAATGTTTTTAATCCTTCGTTTGGTATAGGGTAATTATATGTTCTTGACATATACCAAATATCGTAAGCAATCCCTTGAGCTGGATTTAGGAATAAATCAGTATTTTTAGCATTTAATACTAATTTATCACTTTCGGTATAATATCTAGCATTATAACCCCCATCTAAATTACTTCTTAAACCAGTTTCAGTATCAACCCAACTTTTATTATTATCAATAACTTGAGTTAAGTTATACCCTAAATTGGTAAATGGAAAACTTCTAAATTTATCAAAATACTCTTGACCATATGAATATGGAGTTAAAGTTGTTTGATAATTTGGGTTTGCTCCGGTAAATACACTACTAGTTAAATCAACTTGTTCAGGAGACCTATGTTTTGGTGTTGATTCAAACCAACCACTACCTTTCTCAAAGAAATAGTCGTCAGTATTAATTGGTGCTGAAGGGTAACCTTCAGAATCAATTGGATAAGAATCTTTAGTTATATTAACATCTTGAATAACGGTTTCTGTTGTAAACCCTGTATAGGTCACCCCTTTAATCTTAAAGGTATTTCCAGCTTCAAGTGTTGGTAATTCTCTAGCATAAGTACCACCTGATATCTCAGCATATTGAGTATCAAATTCATTTATGTTAATTCTTTGGTCAGCCAAATAAATATATTCATTAAATTCAACTAAAGCGTCAGGAGCACCAATCATCCTCATTAAGATTTCTATTGATTTTCTTGTACCTTTTGACTTGAAAAGATATGCGGAATTCATAATTAAATTCCTATAAAATTGGTAGTTTAACTCATCAGGAGTTGTTGCTTGAGCCACACCTGTAAAACTAGATTCATTACCATTTTTTTGACCAAATACTGAACTTAAAAAATCGTCCTCACTTGTCGGTGAAATATTAGTATCCCAACCTAAAGTCTGCGCTAAATTTTTTAATAATTTAGAAGGAATATCATTCCCTACATTATAATTCACAGAATTTATATAAGCTAAACTATTTATGAATTTTTTAGTTTCATCAAAACTTCTACCGTATATTTGTAGAACTTTTTCCATCTTTTGGTCAGAGGTATCAAATTCTTTAAACGCTCCAGTAGTTAAAAACCTTGAAACTAAATTTGTTTTATACGAATCCATAGATTCACTAATACCATTAAGTCTAACCAAATAATTCTCAAAAGCTTTACTAACAATATCTAAATTCCAAGAACCGTTCAACGGCCAAGTAATCTGTTCGTTAGAAGTATAATAACTACCATCATCACTCTCTTTAGGAAGTTGGAAAGTTGCTGTATATTTAGGCGTAATTTGTCTGTTTAATAAAAAGTTTTCAACTTGGTCTAAACTCTCACTAAAAACTTTATTAACCTCAACATCATTTGGTCTAATAGTTAAATCATCAAAAGTTGTTGATTGACCCGAGAATGGATTACCATTAACAGTCAATGTTAAGGTTCCATTTGTTGAGGATTCCGTTGGGATTAATCCACTAACATCATAACAACCACCTTTATAATATAACGAATATTTTATATATTCAACCGTCATATTCCTCAATGGTGATACTTGAACCTCTCTTAATTGTAAATTTCTTGTTGAATTAACTGTAAAATCAACATCAAAAGAATTTCGTAATTTCGCTAAACTTAAGTCAAACGTTGTTGTATCCTCAAGTTGATTGTAATATATATTTGTAGCAGTCTCACCTGTTGAATAATCAATACCCATTAAGGTTGACTCAATAGCCGCCGGGAATTTACTAATAATAGTTTCAATAGCCGCAGATATTCTCTTAACCATTGACCCATATAATGTGAAATTGGTAATATCACTTAAATCGTAATTCGGATATACCTGGAAGTTTTTCTCAAATATCGCTTTTGATTGAGCAACACTAGCAATGCCCATATCATCCAAAGATATTGGATTTGAGAAATTACCCGTGGTAAAAGTTCTATTACTTTTCTCGTTAACCGATGTCGTAAAACTAAAATTCCCCGTGGTTAAACCACCACCATTGACCAATTGTAACCCAACTAGGTCATCAGAAAATGTTCCACCACCAGTGGCAGGAACGATTGGGGGATTTGTATATTTTATTAACGCCATTATTGTGTAATATTTGTAAAGTTTTTACTGAAATCAATATTATTCCCTCTATCTTGTCTAACTTCATACAATAGAGAGTTAAATTGGTCTCTAATTTCGTATAAGTTGTATTGTCTGTAAATATTGTTTTGTGTATCGTAAATAGTGTAAATACCATCGTCAATAGACTTGGTTTGATTACCATACAACGCAATAGCCAATGTTGAAATATCATGTTCAGCAATCTCAATATCCAAAGTAATAGGATTAAAATAAGTGTTACTTATGATAATATCTTGGTTTGGTTGACCTATATAAGGTGTCGCATTTGGTTTGTTTGTTGGAGCTGAAGATGGTGATACAGTACAATATATTAAGTTTGTATTACTATCAGAATATCTATATCTTATCGCTTTTTGTGAAGTGTTCGTCAAATTCTGAACAACCGGTTCGCAAAAAAATGATGATGTAATAATTCTAAAAAAGTTAGGTATTTTAGTACCATCAGAGTTTAAATATTCTATTCTAAAACCAACAAGTCCCTGATTAACAAACTTATTTCTATAATCTGTTGGAACATCGTTTAAATCAATAATAATCCCTTTAACATTAGGTAATGATGATAACACACCACAATCTAAAATTTTTGTTCTAATTTGAGCTGGTCGTAGGTATATTGTGTAAATCCCTATTTTATTGAATTGTTCAGCCGGTAGTTTTAAATTATATAAACCACCTAATATTTCAACATTAGCATTTCCACCTGTTGTTTCACTGTTATAATAAGGTCTCAATATTGATTTAGCGTCCAATTTTGTTAAAACAAAATTAGCAGTTTCATCACGACTTGGAGTATAATTCAAAATTATATCCACATCCTCTGGACTCATATCTGCCGGCCTTATAGTACCATAACTTCCAACACTCATATTATATGTTCTTAATTAATTTATTTGTTTAATATAAATATGCCATTTATATTTTTATAATATTGAAAAAACCATATCCGTACTTTTCAAGGTCTCCCAAATTATCCACCTCACCCAATCTCTCAAGTCTCTCTAAACCGGATAATTTACCCCGCTCTATAAAGATATTTGACTGTACTTCGGGTTCATCAATAACATTGATTAAAACCTCATTTTTAGTTATAGCCGAACAAGTTAACATATCAGGAGTTAATCCTGAAGAATAAACCGCGAATAGTGTTGTCCCATCATTATAATCATAGAAATCCATATCATTAATAGAATACCCTGTATATAATTTATCTGCGGATTCACCACTATATATACCAACAACACCTGTTGTTCCTGTAACTTGACCTATTCTAAATTTACCCCCAATTAAATTAGCTTTATTACCATAAACAGATAAATCATTAATTGACGAATTAGTATAACCGGTAATTAAAAATGGTGTAGTTGTAAAGGTATAATCACTATTCAAGTAAGTATCACAACTCTCATCGCCACTAAAAATATAATCATACATTAGTGATGTTGCGGACCAACTACCACCAGCTGGTGTAAAATACGCAGTACCTCTAGGGTTTGTAGCGGTAATAGCACTATATGGAACAGTTACTGTTTTCTTTATAACATTTGAACCCCAAGGACTCATGCCTGACATACTAATATTATATTCCTTTGTCTTTCCTGGTAAAGGTGTTGGATAAGTGTGGGAATAAAAATTAGGTGCGGTTTGAGTAATTGCCGAAATAGGTGTTCCATCACCCCAATCTATACTATAGGATGAAAACTCTAAATATTTCTTAAATTCTGTATCAGAAGTATTGTAAAAGTGATAGGTGTAAGGACTTCCGGTTGTCGCGGAAAACAAGAAGTTTATCATTGTATCTTTCTGTAATAACATTCCATCAAAAACAGAATAATAACCAACATCAACAGCCGTTTCAGTAAATAAAACAGGAACAGTTAATCCGGTTAATAATGATGACCCATTAGTTCCACCAGATAAAACTTGTGTCATTGACGAATACACATAAGTTCCGCCAGTAACATACTTTGTTACCGCACTTGTGGTAATATCACAACAGAAGGGTATTAGAACATCCTCAACATAGGGGTCAAGGAAGTTCACCTTAAAAATATCCCCATTTATAAATTCTGGTGAAATTTTAATATGATAAATTCTATCGTCCATAATTAAGGGTTAACATATTCATACCATTTTATGGGACTAGTAATCCCTATCCTAACATCACCATCCATTATAACATATTGTTTAGTATCATAATCTAATACCACTTTACGATAAAAGTATTTACTACCCTCAAATGTAAATTTCAGAGGTAATTCTGATTGTGGTTTTGTCATCATTTTAACATACACACCTAATTTACCATCAAAAAATTTAGCACTCATATAAAAAGTTGTTAAATCAATAAATCTACGATTTCTTAACCAATATAAGAAAAACCCTTCTTTATCACCAACAAAATCTAACTTATATGACGGTATTCTTATATTCACATTTGGGGTATAAGGTGTTAAACTAACACTTTCAGTTGCACCTTGTTGAACCGGGATAATTACCGTAAAATAATTTGTTTGAGATTTTGGATTGTTCGTATCGTAAAAATCTAACTTAAAGAATGATTTCGTAAATGGTTTTGAATAATAATAAACTTCACTCTTTAAAAAACCCTCAGGAATATAACTACATACCCAATTATTTTGTGTTGAGGCTGTCACATTAGTTGTATCACCACTATAAAAATGAAAATCATATTTAATATCAGTTTTTGTGTTATTATCATAAGGACTATGGTCAAATCTTAACACCTCAAAATCTTCAGGTAAACCTATAATTTCTTTAACAACATCTTCTTCATATAATTCAATACTATCCTCCTTACCGTTAAAATCCCATTTGATTTCAATCGGCAAATTAATATATTGGTCATTGGTTGGTATTGTAAATTTAAACTTATTCACAATTATCTATTATTGGTTCAGCTATTATTGTATTCTCTATATAATTAGTTCCTTCAGGTATTATTCTAAAAATAATATCTCTAAAAGGATAGTGTGTACCATTAATGAAAGGATAATTAACACCTATATTATCAGAATCTATATAACCATAAGTATATAGGTCTCGCCAAATAAAAGTGTTTTTTGTTGATGAAAAATAAGCATAATCAGGAATACCTAACACATTTTTTTTATCACCCTCCTCAATATAACCAGAATATTCTCTTATCGTTAATGGATGGTGTGGTTGGTAATAATATCCAAAAGGATTATTAGGTGAACTTGAGTTGATTATACCAATATCAAAAACTTCAGGATTGTGAGTTATTTTATGATATAAGTTAGAAATTACTCTTTCTCTTTGGTCGTAACTATTCCATTCGCAAAAATCACCATCTAAAACATCATCTTTCTTTAATGAATTAACATAAGTAAATTTAATTTCATTACCATTTTGTTTTAACCCTAAAGGAGTTGTATATGTTGAAAAACTAAAATTAGTATTAGATTCATTATTATTATCACGCCACCAATTTGTAGGTAATTTAGTTGTTGGGTCTAAAGGTAAATTAAACCCAAAACCTTGTTTCATTTTATATGAACCTGAAGAACCAATTCTTCCAAAAGTATAACCAAAATAACCCTTCCACATTACCGTGAAAAATAATTCACTAATAGGTCTTTTTTGATTATCTAATAAACTGTTCACACCAATATCATTATTTAATGATAATGTATAAGATTGAGAACCCTCTTTAATTGATACTCTTGCAGTTTTATTAGGTGTATAACCACGACTTTCATATTTTCTTTTAGTTCCGAAAATATTTTGGTCAAAACCAGCATTAACTAATACAGCATTATCTGAATTTGTTAAAATTTTATGTTTTCTAACATAATAAGTTGAAATTGTATCAGTCGGATTATCTTTATTTATAATTCTCTTACAAGTACCTTCATTACCATTATTGAACGTTGTACCTGTAAACCCAACATTATATATGTTAAAAATATAACTTTCACTACCAGCTTTTTCGTTACCTAAAGAATACACTGAAAAAGTATTAATTCCGTTATAAGAAAAATTTAACTTAACCGATTCACCCTCAGTTAAACCATGTTTAACAGGACAAATAAACGATATTATATTACTACCATTACTTGTTTTATTTTCAATAACGAATGGTATACCATCTGAAGCAACCCAATCTAATGTTTGTTTGGTTGTATTTTCAATACAAGATAGTTTTTTATTATAATCATTCTCAAAAGGATAAGTCATAAAGAAATTCCAATTATAAGTTGACGCACTTTTAGTTATAAAGTCAATATGATTACCAGGAGCTTGGGTATACCCCGGGATGTTATAATCATTTCGTATAAAGTCAAATTCATTATATTGTAAAAAACCTTCCCATTTAACATTGTCAGGGTTTTGGTCTGAACAAGCTAATGATGCTAATTTATCTTCATTAGTATAATAAAGATTATTCTCTAATGGAGTATAATTAGTACTACCGGTATAAGAATTCTTAAATAAGATTGAAAACTTACATGTTGGTCTAAAAATATCCGATTTTTGCCTTTCATCATCAAATAGTTGTGCTAAGTCAACGTCAATATTTCTATCATACTCAACATTCTGTTTTGATGTCTGTACTAAAGGAACTTGAAACATCAAATCCGTGTTTGATGCGGATTTGTATCTCAAAGAACCTAAAACAACTCTTGTATCTATTCTATTACCCATATTAGTCTGTTGTTATTGTCGTATCTACCCATTTAGTCGTAAATCTATCATACGCCGATTTTCCTTTTTTCAATCCAAAATAAAAATAAAATGGAGCTCCAGTTGTTATAGATGTTGGTTTTTCAGGAGTGTTTTGAGACCAATTAACATAACTTTCATCAATAGAACCATTACCACTAACAGCGTAAATATAACCCTTAGTATATTCACTCTTACTATTATTTGTAGGTCTAAAGTATCTTGAGTCACTATTTAACCTGTCTAATGATTGATAATTATAAGAAAAAAAACTTGAGTCACTAAAAGCTTTAGTATTCCAATCGTTTTCTTCATTACCAAAGATAGTTGATTCACCTTTAATTTCCCATTGATAAAAAGGAACTTTTTGACTAAAAACTGTAAAGTTATTAAAAGCACAATCATTTCCGACCGGTAATTGTGAATTTATTATTGACCTTTTTGGTGTTATAAAATCTCTAACACGAGTATCTGATGAAAAGAAAATACCTATAACAGAACTTGAACTATTAAAATTACTAATATAAATAGGACTTTGTTGTGGTGGTGGATTATCTGGATAATTAGACGCTTGAAATAGTGCAACACCTAATTCTGAATTAATTGAAATTAATTGTGAATAATCTCCGTCAACTTTATCTTTACTTCTACTAAAATAAACTAAAATATTAGACCCTACAAAAAGTTCTATCATCTTTTTAATAAAGTCCTGATTCATTAACCTACTTAAAATCAAAATATTTAATATTTCTGTAACATCACCATATGTTGTACTGTTTAATCTATTTGCAACATAACCATCAAATTCATCCGACATAACTAATTCCTGTAAATAATTGTTCCTTGGACCTAAATCCATTATGGTTGTTGGATTTTGTAAATTCTCATAATTATCACCATATTGTCCAAGGACACCTGAAAATAAAGTATTGGCTGTCGGTCTATTTCTACCTATAAAAGAATCAGTAGAACTTTTATATGGTGAACTTCTGTAATAAAAATTATTTGTTGGGTGTAATATTAAAGTATCAGTACAATAATCACTACTTGGTTTGTTTAAACTATTATAAGTAACATTATTACTAAAAGAATAAGCATATAATGTTCCATTAACCCAATTATTTGAAAAGGTATGCGACCACACATTTCTACAAGCACCAAAATTAATACTAGTCCTTGATATCCATTCAGTTAATAACTCCCAATCTTTAGGTAATGATAAAAATATAGTTGTCACAAGAACATAACAACCACCCTTGAATATTTTTTCACCATTATATTTAGTACAACTACCTTGACTTACAATAACATTCCCGGAACCATCACTACTATAACATTTTAAAGGTACTGAACCACCACAAGAAGTTGATTCAAGTAATTGACTAGTTTTATTAGTAGCGTCAATATCCGCAATACTAGCAGTCATTGAAGGTAGGGTACTACCTGTCAAAGTAACACCAACAATACCAGTGTCTGGTATATTGTATATTTGAAAATACTGATTTTTTTGTAATAAAAAACCATTACAATTATTATCTTGAACAACTGTTGATGACGGTAATCTATCAGACCTCATAACAATTTGATTTCCAGAACCTAAATTATAATTTAAAGTATTACCTGTTGTATTATAAATTGGTGAAAAATATATAGCTTTGGCGTTTGGAGCATCGTTAATATAATAACCAGAAATTTCACGTCTTGGGTAGGTTGTAGCATCAACCCATTCCATAGAACCTCCCTCAATAATTTCATTTGGGAAGTAACCTCTATTTGTACCATTAGTAACTGAATTAACAGTGGATGATGACCAACCACAACCTTGGTCAATATCCTCAGGTTTATTATATTCTGTAGTAAATTCATTACTACTATTAATTAATAAACCATACAATGGTGAACTCGTTGAATTACTTGATAAGGTGTACGAATCTTTACCCGTAGGTCTAAAAGATGTATTACTAGTATCCAATGCCGAATAATAACTATGTAAATTAGACGTAAACGCACTAAACTGATTACTCGGTGTATAATAAAAAGAATTGAAATATAAATTTTGAGTTGAATAAGTGTCTTGCGATGTGTTAAAGTTACCCGAAAAATTATCTTTATTATGACTAACATTTAAGAATTTACCATTAACAGGGATATTCATACGATAGTCACCTTTTATAATTAAACTATTATCTCCAAAATTTTTACCAAATAAAACACTTAAATCGTATTCAATATCAATTTTAGATGAATACGGGTCAACACCCCTATTTAAAATAATTACTGATAAATTTTGATAATCATCTATTTTAGTTATAGGAGACACATCATGAGAGGTATAACAATTATCATAATGAAAACCTTCAATTGCGTAAGCACCACCAATCTCAACAACTTTCATATCATTATTTAGATATCTATCGTTCAAAGAATTAACTATATCACTTGAACATTTAGCGGAAAAACTACCGTAAGTCATACCAGTAATTACTTGGAAGTACTCCACATCAATAGGGAATTTATGATATACACTGTCTCCGGTTTGAATAATGTTAGTATAAGTCACACCACTATTACCTGACCCATCCGGATTCGCAAAATTAACTGTAAAACTTGTTGTTGTCGCAGAAGTTCCAGTTATGGCATTATTACCGTATTGATTTTCAATAGCATTAGTTAAATTAATATCTTTAGATAAATTGGGGTTTTGGAAACTTATTAATTGACCTGGACTATATTGACTTAAACTATTAGTATCACATATAATAACAATAGTATTATCGTAATGATATTTACCAAGATTACTATTAATACCAAAAGTTGTCTTAATTCTATTAACACCACCTCCAGGATTATTAGGTGTTTGATTGAAATATTTAGCCTTAGTATTAAATAAATTAATTCTTTCGGCTAAAGTTAAACTTAAAGTTAAATAATAGTCAGTTAGAGTTCTATCATTATTAGTATCAGGGTTAGTATATGTGTATTTTGAGGTCACTAAACTTGATGTACCAATACTAACATCAGACCTATCAATATATTGTTTACTAGCAAAAATTTGATTATAAACTATAGTCTTATGTGGTGCGTCAGGAAATGGATAGTCGTAAATTGGAGTACCTAATTGTGATATTAATATACTTGAAGATAACCTATTTAATGGTGTTGAATCTGAAATAATTGTGTCACAAGGTATTCTTCTATATTTTTTAGCTAAGACAGAACTATCACCAACTCCATTCTCCCCAGGTGTACCTCCAACCGCTGAACAATCACACATATCACAATCAGGATATGTTAATAATGGTATATTAATACCCCTTAGTTTAATTTTAGCAACTTCTTCTCTAATGTAAAATAATACAACACTTAACGCCGTAAGAGCAAGAATTTCTAAACCAAGACCAATTGTTAAACCAACTGCCGGAGAGGAAAGTGTCGCTTGTGTCACTTTCGCGTAAATAACTGAACCAATCCAAACAATTAAACCAGGTATTATAAAATTTTTAAGTAAAAAAACAACAAAATATAATATGTGCATCACTAATACAAGAACATATAATATAGGTCTAAAAACCAACATCATTAATGAAAATAATATAAATATAATATCTAATCTCATATTAGAATCATTAGTAGGAAACTTGTTATTTTCACTTTGACAACTTCCATCTAAAATATTCTTAACACCTGTAAATCTATCATTACTATAACCATTTCTATACTTGTCAAGTAATTGAGATACTGTATAAACTTTATTATACCTCATATCATAGAAAGTGTCCTTACAATCTATAGCGTCCTGAATCATTTGTCTACCAATAACCGCATTACTATTCATTGAAGAACCCGTATAGCCATACTCAGACCAATCTAAACTAAATGTGTAAGATTTCATAGCTAATTGATAACTTGTATATTCAGTTGAAGTGTCTTTAATATGAAATGGGTCATTTTTACTAGACCCAGTCCATCCGTATTCTCTAATATTAGGAACTAAAAAATAACCTCTTTTTATACTTTCGGATAATGATGGAGATTGATTCCATTTTACCTTAAATCGGTATTTACCTCTAGTTGGTACACCAATATTAGGGTCATTAGATAATACTTGTTCGCCAAATTCATTAGTTGTTACATAATCCATATTCATAGGAACATCAACCAACCAAGTACCATTTTCATCAATTACTTGACCACCCCCATCTAAATCAACGGTTTCTAAAATTGGTCTACCATAAGAATCTTGTTGTATGGTCTGTCTAATAGCTAGAATTTCTCCAGGACCTGTTGTCATATCACATAAGTAACCACTATTACTTTTAACAGAACAATTAGATTTTATTGAATCACTATCACTTGTTGAAATGATTGACCCCATAAAAATAGCGGTAGGTCTAATATCAATATTAGATTCACCTGACAAATCAAAATCAGTTCTTGTTATACCTAAATTACAAATTTCAGGCTGTCCCCATAATGGTTCAACCTGAATTATTTTATTAATAGTAATTAATTGTGGTAATTCTCGTAAATTTTTTGAAGATTTGAACTTAGTTCCAGCGACTTGATTGGGTGTTGCCGCACCCATTCTAATTAAATCTTGTGGAGATAATGAAAACTCACCAATATCTGATAAATCAACATCCATTATAATAGTTTGACTACCAACTGGAACACCAAATATCATATAGTCACCACTTGAGTTAGTTACAGTAGTATATTTATAGTATTTGTCATAGACCTCAATTAAAGTTGGGTCAACTAATACATCTAACCTATCAAAAAACGTTCCGGTAGGAACGTGACCACTATGTGATTGTTTGTAAGGTAATAAGTTATATCTATAACCATCCTCATTTAGCTCGTTTAGTGTCTTGTAAGGGTATAAATCAGAAATTACAGGGTCTAACTCATCGGCAGAAGTTAAAGGGATAAAAACAGATACTTTAGTGTTTGGTAAACCAAATCCATTGTTAACACTAACACGACCAACAACAACTCCATAATCAGAACATTGTCTGGTATAGATTTGACTTTGTAGTAATTTTAACGATAATATTTCTAAGTATTCAAACTCTTGGTCAATTAATATTTTTATTGACTTATCAACACCCGGTTGGGTTCTTATTCTATATGAATTGGACATTCTATCACTTTTTTTAATAAATAGTTAATATGTTATTTTATTAAAAATAGGTAAGAATATTAAAAAATAAATTACTATGAGAAATTAGTCGTTTTTAAGTTCTTAACTCTAACGATAATATCTTTATTTGGATATCTAACTTGGTAAGTTTGTTTTGGTTCAGCAAATATAGTATCATCAATCAATTCAATTTGTTTTGTTTCAGAATCTAAATATCTTTGTGATGTTTGTGATGACGAATACTCACCCCCAACTTTATTAAAGAATAAAATATCTGAAACTGAAATAACACCATTTTCACTTTGAATCAATCTTCGTATTTCAGAAACGAATACATTTTCACCCATCTGTCTACTAGAAGGTTGGAAATAAGTTGAGACAATATCAACAATTTTTGAAATAACAATACCTTGGTTTTGACTATTATCTAATACAACATCTATGTTAACACCTAAATCAACCACATTCGCAGTTTCAATTGAGATATAATCATTAATCATACGATAATTTGACAAATAATTCGCTAAATTATTTTTTAAGGTATTAGATACAATTTCTGTTAGATTACCACTCTCATCATAAGACAACATCTGAACTTTAATTTTATTATTTTCTTCAGTTATTGCAACTTTTGCTGGAGCCCCAAATTGTGATGGCATTGTTCTAATTATTGAGTCGTAATCATTTACGGTAACCGCTCTGTTTTGAGCAGAAAAGTTATAACCTACCAAATTTCTAACTTCTTCAGTTGTTGGGTATCCAGCACCACCTATTGCCGCGGTAACATTAGTACATTGCAACGAATTAATAACACTTGTATTAATAGAATCCGCAGGACCATTTACGAAAAACGTAACAGTACCTATTTGACTAATAACATTAACCCCCAAGTTACTACCTGTTCCACCACCAACTCTATATTGAACGAATATTGTTGAGTTGGCTTTTAATGAACTACCTAAGGCCAAGTTATTAGAATATTTATACAAATCTAACTTAAACCCATCACGAGCAAACTCTCTTAATTGTTCATCAGCTGATTGATTACCACCACCAAAGGTCATCTTAAAGAAACCTTCTGGTGTAAATTCAGTTATGAATTTATCAGATGTTGATACATACTTACCAACTTTAATACCTGGATTATCAGAAACTTTTGTTGGGTCTTCAACGAATACTCTATCTTCAGCTAATGCTTTAACTTCATACCATCTATTATCTAACCCTAAAAACTCTTGAGCTGAAGGAACATTAGTATATTGAGTACCGTCTTTTAAGATAACACTAGTCACACCTAAAACATTTTTTTCAGGTAAGAATAATTCAAAGAACGGTTTTACATCATTAGCTGTAATAACTCTTTTGAATACTTTTGTAACACCATTAACAATAGTTTCTCTCTTAACAATGGTATAGTTCAGTAAAGTATTATTAGAATCAAAATTAGGTATCTTTAATCTATTTGAAACCCCTTCAGCACTTAATGGTGAAGCGAAATCAATATCATATACTGTCTCAAATATTTGACCAGCACCACTAACTTGAGAACCTCGTCTTAATATACCACAATATCTTAAATCTTCTTTATCACCATATGCTGGAACGGTAATTGAGAAATCAACTAAAGCAACCGAAGGTCTTTGTCCCGGTATTTTTAACCCGTAAGTTTTAGCAATATTATATATTGATGATTTTTGTTGAGCATATTGTAACACAGTCTCTTGAATACTTCTATCAATGTTGAAGTGTAAATTATCGGAAACTGCCGCG